AGAAGCGTAAACAACCTAAGAGTGCAGCGTCCTATCGCTTCAACCCGCCTCAGTATCTAGTAGATGCTGGGGTGGTGGAGCGTAAGGAATGGGGCAGTGACCTCAAGCAAGTTAAGTTACTCGCCAAAGAGTTGAATGATAGTATTGACACATACCGTGAAGAACTAAGTAAGGTACTTACTATTAAGACCAGCAGCACTGTTGCAAATTTGTCACACTACTACTATGCCTCCAATGATTTCAAGGCGTTACGTCATACCACTAAGGTAGATTACAAGTACTTCATTGGTCTGCTGTGTGCGGCAATAGGTCACAGAAGGTATGATAGTATTACCTCTAAGGTTGCAAAGGAGTTGTACGAACAGTGGGTCACTAGAGGTATTAGCTATGCTAATCATGCTGCTACCTGTGCTAGTCGAGTGTTTAATTACGCCATTGAAATGGAACAGGTTACAGTAAATCCTTTTACTAATATTAAACGTAAGTCTATACCTCAACGTAAAGTTGTATGGACACATGCCAATGTAGTGTCCTTTCTTGACGTAGCCTTTGACAAGTATGAGTACAGAAATGTAGGTCTGATTGTGGCTATGGCGTACCAGTGGTGTCAACGTCTAGGTGACATGCGTATGTTGACATGGAACAGTATCGACTTCCAGCGACAGCGTATGTACCTTGAACAGTCCAAGCGTAGGGCCGAAGTGTTCTTGCCTATTGATGATGAACTATTCGCTATGATTAATGATCAGTACGAAGACTTTGGTTTTCAGTCTTACGTTTCACCACATCCTCAACCTGTTGATGGGGCTTTCAATCCATATGCTATGGAGAGACTATCTAAAGTTGGTAGGAAGATCATGCGAGAGGCAGAACTACCCGATGATCTACGTCTTATGGACTTGCGTAGGACAGGGGTGACACAAATGATGGAGGCTGGTGTGCCTTTACCACAGATTATGTCAGTGACAGGACACACACATGTTGCATCTGTGAAACCATACATGAAAAATACTTTCACATCTGCAAATAATGCCTTGACAGCACGTTCTGCTCATGTAGAATCGAACACTGTGAGTAACATAGGAATATAGATATGAATATAATAGAAATTATAAACGATCTACAGTTAAGTGTTGGTGATAGTAAACGTATGGCATGTCCAGTGTGTCATACTAAGAATACATTTACTATTACTAATACAATGGGTAAGATTGTTTGGAATTGTTACAAGGCTAGTTGCCCTGTGTCTGGTGGTACAAATGTGGCACTGTCTGTTAGTGATGTTCGCAAGGCACTGGGATACATGGAGCCAGAGGCAGATAAGCCTATTCCATTTGTAAAGCCAGACTACATAGTCAATGCAGGGCCTGAGTGTTGGTCATACCTTGATCAGTATGGCCTATCTCCTATTTCGGCTTGTCGTTATTGTGGCGGGAATTGTCACAATAACAACCCAGACTATATGTGTGATGGTTTTGCTGGCGATATAAATGGACTTTATACCGCCGATGTTATTGTATTGTATGACGTAAAGGATCACCGTATAGTCTTTCCTGTGCTAGACGAGCGAGGTGTGATGGTTGATGGATCAGGTAGATCACTAGGAAAAAGAATACCTAAATGGAAAAGATATGGAAATAGTGACTTGCCATACCATCATGGCTGTGGTAATGTCGCTGTAGTGGTGGAGGACAGCGTGAGTGCAGCAGTCGTAGGTGCGACAGTGAATAACGAACTCAAGCTGGATGCCTCAGATGATGATGTATATGTCGGGGTGGCTGTGTTGGGTACATCATTATCGGAGGGACACAAGAGGTACTTGTCGCAGTTCTCCACCATAATCGTAGCACTTGACCCCGATGCCTTACCTAAGTCACTCAAGTTTGCTAAAGAGCTACGTACTTACTGCCCTGATGTCAGGGTATTGAAGTTGACAGACGATCTAAAATATAATAACCCAGTAGATATAATTAATCTGATAGCCCTAACAGAAGGATACACCCCAGATGGAACTAGCACTAATACGTAGTCTGATGGACAAAGAGTTCTATGACAACCACCGTGGATCACGATGCCCAGAACGATTGTTCAGCCCTGATGTACGTAAGATCAAGAAGGCAATCGACAGTGCCATGCAGCGGTATGAACGTACCGTTACACCTGACGAGATTGAGGCGTTGTTCATGTCCAACAATGCCACCCTCACTACAGCACAGAAGACAGCATACTCTGCACTCTTTGCCACTGTAAAGAGAGAAGCACCTATGGGTGTGGACATTGCACAAGAGGTGTTGTCTAAACTATTCCAACAGGTAATCGGTGAGGACATTGCCAACCTTGGCTTTGATTATGTCAATGGTACTAAGGATACCCTTGAGCCATTACGTAACATGCTTGAACAGTATGGTGATGACTTCACCCCCAAGCTAAACATTGAGTGGGAAGACTCAAGCATTGATCACATCCTGTCACTCAATAGCCTTGAGAGCCAGTGGACATTCAACATCCCTACCCTCACACGTAAGGTAGAGGGCGTCAATGCTGGTCACTTGATAGAGGTTGGGGCAAGACCCAACACTGGCAAGACTTCATTCCATGCCAGCCTAATTGCTGGTGAGGGTGGCTTCGCATGGCAGGGTGCTAAGTGCATTGTTCTGTGCAATGAGGAAGGCTATCACCGTGTGGCTCACCGCTACATCACAGCCGCCGCTAACATGGAAGCCAAGGATGTTGTCGCTAACAAGGGCAAGGCAATGGCTGCATACGATAAGATCAGAGACAACGTAAAGTTCAAGGATGCTACTGATCGTGACATGTCATGGGTTGAGAGTGTGTGCAAGACATACAAGCCAGACATTGTAGTGCTTGACATGGGTGACAAGTTCGCTAAGACAGGTGGCTATTCACGTACTGACGAAGCACTGAAGGCCAACGCTATCTATGCCAGACAGATTGCCAAGCAACATGGCTGTGCTATCTTCTATATGTCACAGCTATCAGCAGATGCAGAGAACAAGGTGGTACTAAATCAATCTATGATGGAGGGTAGTCGTACAGGTAAGGCAGCAGAAGCAGACCTCATGTTGTTGATTGCTAAGAACCCACCTGTTGAGGGTGCGGAAGAAGAGGACACTATGCGTCACCTAAATGTTGTCAAGAACAAACTGTCTGGTTGGCATGGCATAGTACATACTACACTTAACTACAAGACAGCTAGGTATGAGGCATGAGGGGCTTAGGTGTTAGTATTCTCATCATCATGTTTATGGTGGTGGGAGTGCCTCTGATAATTAGCTACACATGGTGGATGTAATATGATACAACGTGATGAGTGGGAACAAGCCGTGACTAAGTTGAAGAAAGTGCAGAAAGAGAATGAACAACTGCGTAACCAGATAGAAATGATTGAACGTGAGTCAGACTACTGGGAGCATCAGGCCAAGACCCTTGAGGTACGTAAGACTAAACTTGAGGGGCAGCTTGCCTTATGGAAAGGAACAGCACCATGATACAAAGATTATTAGATTGGATAGAGAAAAAACTTGACAATCGTGACACCCCTGATTACTTTAGGGGCAACCCTAGCTTAGAGGAATTGTTCAAGAAGGAACGTGAGAAGGCCATGCAAGATGAGAAAGACGAAGGCATATGGAATGGCTAGTAAAGTATACCTTGTAATGAATCCTATGGGGTGTGAGTCTGTCTATGGTAACAGAGACAAGGCAGAGGACAGACGTAATTACCTCATGGAAAAGTATGCCATGAACCACTGGATAGAAATAAAGGAGATCACAGTTGATTGATGTAAATCTAAAAGACTACATGGGTACTGACCTATCTGTAGTCAATGCAGCAAGGGTATCCTTTGGTAAGGAGACTGAAGAGTTCAATACTTCAGACGCAAACCTAATCAAGTTCCTAGCCAAGCACAGACATATGTCACCATTCGGTCACTGCTTTGCTACCTTCCATGTCAAGGCTCCCATCTTTGTAGCTAGACAACTAGTCAAGCACAAGTTCCTACGTTGGAATGAGATCAGCCGTAGGTATGTAGATGATGAGCCTGAGTTCTATAATCCAGAATCGTGGAGAGGTAAGGCAAAGAATGTCAAGCAGGGAAGTAGTAGTGAGGAGATACCCGACATCAACATCAAGACCACACAGGGCATTCAAAAGAGCCTGTATGAACACTTACTAGCTCAGAATGTATGCCCAGAGCAAGCACGTATGGTGTTGCCACAAAACACCATGACTGAGTGGTGGTGGTCAGGTAGCCTTGACGCATGGGCAGATATGTGTAATCTTAGACGTAAGGATGACACACAGTATGAGACTAGGCTGGTTGCTAATGCAATCAGTATGGATATGAAGGGATTATATCCTGCATCATGGGAGGCATTAGTATCAGTCACGCACAACTTGAAAAGGAACTACCCCATGACTTTATCTTTAGAGGAACTAGTAAAATAACATAACTGTATTAGTTAACGGGCAATACTTGCCATTACTAACACCACAGTAGTAGTAGGAGAGGTAAATGACAAACTCTAATGAGCAAATGATCAAAGCCCTAACCAACAAATGACCAAGCGTATACCCATGAAGGGTGGTGATGAGTATGGTGGACTAACCAAAGCACGTAAGTTTTACATATGGAAAGCAGGACAACTAAAGAAGATCAAACGTGCTTACAATAAAAGGTTACGTAAATATATTAAGGAGATAAAAGATGAATGATACTATAAAGATAACTGACATAGACGAACATGAGGATGGCAGCGCAACCGTTCAATTAGACCTTGACCCCGACACGTATGCTGCTATATTCAACGTGGGTTTTATACACTTAATACGAAAGGGTATTGATAATGATCCTGACACTGGACGTAGAGAACACGACAACGACTAGGGATGGTAAGCTACACCTTGACCCATTCGAGAAAGACAATTCACTAACACAGGTTGGTACACTAGATCAATCAGGCAATGAGCATATCTTTACCTTCGATCATTCGGAGAAGCAGGGTACACCCTTTGACCATACTTGTGTGCAATCTATACTTGACAAGACCACATTGCTAGTAGCACACAATGCAGTGCATGACTTGCTGTGGCTGTGGGAGTCTGGCTTCACCTATGACGGTAAGATATTTGACACCATGCTAGGTGAGTACATCCTACAGCGTGGGCAGAAGCAACCCCTATCCCTTGATGCTTGTGCAGAACGCTATGCCCTAGACACACAGAAGCAAGACACACTCAAGGACTACTTCAAGAAGGGCTACACTACCCGTGACATACCACTGGCAGAGCTGTCAGAGTATCTATCGCATGACCTACATGCAACACAGCAGTTGTACAATACCATTGTGTCCAAGCTAGATGGCACTACACTACAGGACAGCATTGACCTCACCAATCAACTTGCCCTGCACCTAGCTAAGATATATCAGCGTGGGTTCAAGGTTGACACAGTGGCACTGGATGCAGTACGTAAAGAGTATGAAGCAGAGCGTGATGATCTAGTGCGTAGCCTTGAGAAACACACTAGCGAATTGATGGGTGACAGACCTATCAACCTCAACAGTCCAGAGCAGTTGGGCTGGGTTGTCTATGGGCGTAAGCCCGACGATAAGAAACAGTGGGCCACACTCTTTGATGGTCGTATGGCAAATGCTTCCTTCACATCTACAGTTACTAAGCACTCAACCAAACTGTACAGACAGAAGGCAAAGCAATGCAAGACCTGCTATGGCAGTGGGCAAATCAGGAAGGTAAAGAAAGATGGAAATCCTTTTGCACGACCCAGCAGGTGTGCAGGGTGTGATGGTTGTGGCTATACTTTTATGGATACTGACCGTGTAGCTGGTCTAGGGTTCAAGCCACCTAATGCCAGCTATGTAAGTGCCAATGGTTTCAGCACAGGCAAGGACAGTCTCACTCACCTTGAGGGTATTGCCAGAGCTAAGGGTATGCCAGAGGCAGAGAAGTTCTTACAGAATATGAAGCGGCTCAATGCAGTTGAGGTCTATATCAACAGCTTCATTGGTGGCATATCTAC